AATAACTTTATATCCCTGCCCTGATAAATTTTATCCAGTATATTTATATGGAAATACTATGCTTGAATTTAATTATACTGTTTCTAATTTAAATAATACAGATGTTATTCCTGATAACTTTCTTGACGCAATATCGTTTGAAGTTGCAAGAAGAATAGCTATGTATGACCAAAACTATGAGCTTGCAGGATTATTTTTGCAGGAGTTTTACAATCATTTAAAAGTAATGAAAGTATAAATGGCGACAAAAACAAAAAAAAAGAAACAACCTAAAGACATAGCTAAATCTTTTAGTATAGATTTGGCTCCATGGAACGGAATAATTACTTCTCAAGATGCTTATACTATACCAGAAGATACCGCAACATGGATAAGTGGATTACCAAAACTAACTGGTGCTATTGAAAATGTTCCTGATGCAAATGTTGTTTACACTCATACTGCAAATATAGTTAATTTCTTTACATTTGTTCTTGGTAGCAACCAGTATTTCTGTATTCTTGATGGTAGTTATTTAAGAATGTATTCATCAAGTTTTACTGAAATTGCTAACTTTGCTACCACTGTTACTAAAGTTGATTATGCTATTCAAGATAATCAATATATTTGGATAACTGCAAAAAATAATTTTCTTATTACTTTTAACGGAACAACTATTTATAACTTAACTTCTAATGGAGTAACTGGTGATGCTATTTGTTACTGGAAAGGTAGAATATTTATAGGAAAAAATAGAATAATTACTTTTTCTGTTCCAAATCCAGATGCAACAGGAAATATCAATCCTTTTAATACTGCTAATGGAGCAGGTGCTATAACTTTAACTGTTTCTGTGTTTTCTCAAATTTTAGCACTCATTCCTAAAGAAGATAGTATTTATATTTTTACTGATAAAAGTATAGTATCTTTAATTGGAACAACAATTTCTAACGACCCTATGAATTGGTATATCACAGAAATAGTTAAAGATGTAGGCATAACAGGAATAAGAAATTATGTAGTAAATGAGCATACTGTTTATTTTCATTCTCCATTCGGAATATATGAAATTACTGCAACTGCACCACAAAAGATTGATGATGCTATAACAAATGTAACCGATACAATATCTGGAATATGTTTCTTTTCCTATAATCAAATTCCTTATATAGCTGTTTCCTGCAAATCTTATATTAACAATAATGTCAATGCTATTTACTGCTATAATTTTCTTACTAATAAATGGTATGCATTAAATATTGATGCTAAAGTTATGTCTAACAATCTTGGCGATGCATGGTTTATTAATGGAACAAAAATATATAAAATGTTTGCAAGCAATGATTATTTACCATTGCATGTAAAATCAAAAATCTTTTTTAATCTTGAAAACATTTATTACAATATTAAAAATATAATTCTCTATGGCAGAGGCAACTTTAACTATTTACAGGAATTTATAGTATTGGTATTTGCGGGGCAACAAAATAATATTATATTTCAAACATCTGGAAACGATTTAATACAAATTGCACAGCAACAAGATTTCTGGTTAGCAGTGCTAAAACCATCTGCAACTTTACCTTATGCGATGAGAGTAAAACAATTTCAAATTGAACTGGTTCAATCTAATAAAAGCTATTCAGAAATAATAAGCGTAAGAATTAAAGGTAGTCAAGGAGCAAGATATGTATAGTTCATTGCCTATTATAGAAGACAAACTTGATGACAAATTCTGGTATGTATACAATAAAAATCACTCAAATGAACATCAAGATATAGCAAACTGGATTAGTGCACTTGCAAAAGCTAAAAATATTGATTTTACTGTTACTTATTATCAATTACCTCCTTTTGACCCAAATAACAAAAAATCAGTTATAGATTTTTTCACAGTCAACTGGAAACAACACCAGTTGTTTTTTGATTTCTTAAATAAAATAGGTAGTGCATTAACTGTTCCTATATTTACTTTTCCAAAAAATTATCCAAGTTTTGTATATGATTTAGATGTAGAAATTTTTTTAAAATTAGAAAAAGATATACATAATACTTTATGGAGAGCAATAGATGTTATTAAGTCAAATCTTTGATTTATGTTTTTCTCTTTGCGGGCAGGAAAATTATTGGCAAGTATCTGAACAATGCAGTATGATAGCATGGGCTTATGAAAAAGGTAATTATTTAATTGTATCAAGAAATGGTGAATGGGCTGCATGCTTTTATACATTTTGTAATTTTAAAGATGCAAAAAAACTTATAGAAACTAATGATTTTTTTAATGGTGCATTAATTTTAATGAGAAAACAAATAAGAGGAGATGTTATTTTTCCATTCCTTGTATGTGGTAAAATAGATATGATTTATAAAGACTTCTTTAAAAAACATGCTAAAGCATTAGGAGCTAAAGCAATGATATATTACAAAACAAAACAGAAAAAATTTTATATGATGGAGGTGTAATTATGGGATGGGGGGCGGCAACATGGCAAGCAATAGCGGCAATAGGTTCTTTAGTAGGTAGCGCTGCAAGTGCTATTAAAGCTTTTTCACCACCAAAAATTAGTATTCCAAAGGTTGAATTACCAAAAGAAGATTTAAATAAGATTAATCAAGCGATTGAAGCTAATAAGGAATTATCTGATACAGCAAGAGCTAACATTCAACAAGCATTAACTTTGTATCAACAAGGAAGACTAACTCCACAATATCAGGCTATGTTAGACGAATGGTGGAATAAGCAATCAACTGCATTACAGCAAAGATTATCCAGCATGGGATTGTCTAATTCTACATTGGCTCAATCAGCATTTAGAGAGTTGCAAACAGCTTATTTAACTAATATGGGGAATTTATTGCAAAAACAACTTTCAGATGCTTTATCAATGACAGGATTAGCAGATAGTTATAGAACCAGTTTAATGCAAAAAGCTCAACTAGAGTTACAAGGCAAGATTACAGAAGCTAATGCTTATGTTCAAGCTCAATCTTTTTCAGCAATGATGGGACAGGCTCAAGGTCAAGCTTTCGGTAATTTGTCAACAGCTTTTGGTAAATTAGGAGAATTAGGTAAAAGCCCTACTCAAACTCCAACTGTTGTTGATACTTTTCAAACAGAAAAAGGAGATTTAGGCACACCAGCTTTAAAAGATAATACTATTGGATTTGTATAATACAGGAGGGATTATGGGTGGAAAAAAGAAAAAAATAGAAGAACCATGGATAAACAAAATTACAAGAGAAATTCAGCAAAGACCTCCAGCTGATATAACTCCATTTTTATTATCATTGCAATCCAAATTTGGTGAATATGAAAAACAAGTTAGCTCTAATATAGAAACAGAACAGGCAAAAAGATTACAATCATTACAAACTGCTCTTATGAATGCTATTGGGAGTTTGCAGTATAATCCATATGCAGAAAAAACAAAACAAGCCTTTGAACAATTAAGACAACAAAAATTGCAACCAATAGAACAGTCTAAATCAAAAGCTATATCTCAGTATTCTGCAATAACCCCAGAAGTATCTCAAGCATTAAGAATGGCTGGTGCTTACAAGTGGGCAAAAGAATCGCCATCAGGAAGAGGCGCAAGTGATATTTTACAACATTATCAACCAAGCTATGAAAGTGGAATGCAATTTATACAACAGACAAAAGACTTCTTAAAAGGACTTGGTTATCAAGATACGGAAATAGAAAATGTTATAAAACCATATACTTCTTTGATGCAAGAAGGGTATGAGTTAGCAGGGAGGTATTTATAATGGGAACTTCTAAACAGTCTGTTGTGAAATATGAAACATATGATCCTGCAACTGGGCAGGGAGTAACTATTTCTGATATAGAAAGACAAAAAAAATCTAAATTAATAGACCAGAGTATAAGAAATTATTTGACAGGGACTGCGGGTATAAAAGGAGTAACTCCATCACCATATTCTGGCTGGATAAATTATAATGAATGGTTAGCAGAAAGAAAAGGCAAAAAAATAAAAACAGAAGAAGATCAAAAACCACAAAAAATAAAAAAAGTTAAACCAGAGGATGAATTTCCTTATGGATATAGACCAGACGGGACTTTGAAATCCAGAGGGGTTTTAGATCCAATAAAAATAAAAGATGGAAGAGAAAGAGCAATAACAGAGCTTTCTATTACAGTAAATATTAATGGGGTGGAAACTCCTATTCCGTTGCTTGTTCCAACCTTAACAGAAGAAGAAGTATATTATCTTGCTACAGGAAATACACCAACAAAGGAAATTATAGATAAAGCTATTGAGTATGCAAAAATGAGAATATCTCGAGGCGAATCTCCTTTTTTTGAGAAAGGTAGAAAAAAAATAAAACAACCTGCATCTGTAGCAGAGCATTTTGCTGAAGAATTTAAAAAAGTAAAAGAAGAAAAAGAAAAAGCAAAAGAACCTCACCTGAAAATGATTGAAGAAATTCAAAAAGCACTAAATGAAACAATTAAAAAACAAGATGAATTTTTAGAAAGTTATAAAAAAGATGTTGAAAAAGCAATATCTGGAATACAAGAAATAACTAAAAAAGAATTGCCAACTCCACCAAAGTTTGAAGATGTTGAAAAACCTAAAAATCTTGCTCAAGCTATTACAAAAATACTTGTTCCAGCTATTGTTGGTATTGCAACTGTATTTAGAAAAGATAAGCTTGCAGGATATAACTACTTTTATTTTAACTCAATGATGGATGCTATCAAAAAAAATGATTTAGAAACTTATCAACAATTATTAAACCAATGGAAAATTGATTATGAGTATGCTAAAGAAAAAAAACAAAATGAATTGGAAATAGCTAAAATAGAATTGCAAAAAATTGAAAATTCTGCTAAAATAACTTCAACACAAATTGAAAAACAAATTAAAATATATAGCGATAGAATTAATCAGGAAGAAAAAATGTTGCAAGAAATAGATAAAACTTTTAACAAAACAATAGATTTTTTGTATAAATTTGGAAAATTAAGACTTGAAGAATTAAAGTTTGCTGAAGAAGTTAGACATAATAGAGCAAAAGAAGAAATACAAAGAGCAAGATTATCTAAAGAAGATAGTTATAAAGATAAGTTAAGAAAAGAAGTTAAAGACACATTTTTTAAGCTATTATCAAAAGTTGATATTTCTAGTCTGACCAGAGAACAATTAGCACACTTGCTAATGTCAGCTTTTATGTCAAGCGGAGTTAAACCAAGTGAAGATAGGTTTGAAGAACTATACGAAGAGTTATCTGAAGGCTTAATTTCAAAAAAAGAAGGTGAAAAAGAAACTAAACAAAAAAGCAAATAAATTATTTCATTTTAGGTATATAAATGGCTGACATATTTTCACCAAAACAAATTGATGTATTTAGCGCAAAAAAGAGTGATGAAAAAATTGCTAACAGACCTGAATGGTTTAAGCCAGAAAAATATGCTACCCCAATAAAAGAAAAAGAAACTAAACATGAATTCTCCGTTGGGCGTTTAGCTTTATCAGTAGGATTAGATTTGCTTTCAATGGCTGGTGGAAGTTTTATTTTTGGTGGTCTTGGTGGAGCAGTTGTTACCGCTGCCAGAGGAGCTAAAATGCTCCAGAATGCTACAAAACTTGCAAACTTAATTGTTAAAGGTTCAAGAGTGACTGGTGAAACATTAGGATTAGCTACAAGTTCTTTAATACAAGGAGAAAATACAGAAGAAGCTATTAAAGGGGCTATAGCTGCACAAGCATTAGGTTATGGTATAGTAAAGGGTGGTAAATATGCTGTTAAAACTGTTAAAACTGTTACTCCAGAAGCAGTAAAACAAAAAATTGCAGATAAATCTATAAAAGTTTATAATTGGCTTTTCCATGGAGGCAATGCAAAACCATCTGATATAAAAGATGTTCATAAAGAGTTATTAAGCGTTGCAAATATTAGCACTTATGTAAGAAGAAATGCAGAAGAAGAATTAAAAAAATTTGTTAAAAATCCTGACGATATTAGAAAGCTAATTACCGTAATAGAGCAAGAAATAATCAAAAATCCAAATCTCATACCAGATTTACCAGCAGACAAGGCATTAGCAGTTTTAAAAAAAATAAAAACTACTCCATTTAATGAATACAGCACAGAACCTCATTTTTTATTTGAGTTGGCAAAAATACCAGAAATAGAGCTATTAGCTAAATCAATACTTGAGAAATATCCAACATTAAGTAAATATGATGATTTGTATAAATATAGCACTGAAGCATACTATAACTTAATTGCAGATAAAATAGACCCAAGATTTTTAGAGCAACTAAATAGAAATGTAGCAGAAATACAATATAGAATTTCAAACAAAATTAAATCTCTTGAAACAATAACTACTGCAATTGCAAAAGGAGAAAAGATTACAGCAGATGCCTTTAAAGAAGAATTAAAAGATACAAGGCAATTAATTAAAGCATTAGAAGAATTAAAAGATAAAAAATTATTAGACAACACAAAAGAAGTTAAAACAATTATTTTAGAACTCAAAAAAACATTAAAACAACTTGAAAGAGTTAGAATTTCTGAAATAAAAGAGTCTCAAAAGATAAGTGAAATTTTAAATAAAACTATATTAGACTTTCAAAAAATTGCAATGGAATTTCCAGATAAAATAAGAGTAACACCAATAGCAGAAGAAATTAAACAAGCAATTTCAAAAATAGGGATTATTACCGAAACGGCAGAAAAAAAAGTTGTTATTTCTCATTTAAAAAATGCTATAAAACAAATAGATACATATTTTGAGCTTTATATGCCAACAAAAGCTGTATACAAGTCTGCAAATATCGTTAAAGCAAGAAACCAGTTAAAAGAAGCTCTAAAAGATGTATCAAAAGCAGGAAAAGAAAGGGCAAACTTTTTAAAGAAACAATTAAAAGATTTAATTAAAGCAGAAAAAGAAAAAGTTAAAGAACTATTACCATTACAGAAACATTTAATGGCATTAAAAAGAGAAATTAGTAAAGCTGTAAAAACTATAAGTAAGTTTAATATAGTTAAAAAAGGATTACTTAAGCAACAAGAAAAAGATTTAACATTAAGAAATCTTGATAAAATAAGAAATCTTTTGCCTAAAATAATGCCTAAAAACATAAAAGCTAATATTGATGCATTACATAATATGTATTACCCAAGAATTGGATTACCAGCAAAGATTGGGCTAAAAGAAGCTGATACAATTACTTCACCATTTGAATATCAAATTGAAAGAATTACATCAGAAGCATTAAGCTCATTTACCAACCATATAGAAAATATAGCAAAATATTTAAAAGAAAGAAGATATTCCACATTGCTATCTAAATATGCTGATGATATATTGTTTAAAACTAGTGAAGAAGGTTTTAAAATTGTTTATAAGTCTCATAGAGATTTTGCAGATATTGTTACTAATGCTTATACTATCCCAATTGCAATTGATAAATTAAAAAAATTATTTACTAAATGGATATCAGAAGGCAAAACAATTGAAACAGAATTAAAAGGATTTGTCAGTGAGAAAACTGGATTACCAAGAAAATATTTAGTTCCTTATGCGGCAAATTCTGAAAAAGATATGATTAAAGAACTTGCAAGACTTAATGGATTAACCGAAGAAAATGCGCAACAATTATTTAAATCTTTACATTCTCAGAAATTAATTGGACATTTTCCTGAATTGGGGGTTTATGTTCATAAAGATATATACGAACTAATAGGTCATTCTATTAAACCATTATTTGCTGGAAAAATAATGATATTTGACCCATCTAAAAATATTTTTGGTAGATTATCTTCCGCTAACACTATTTTAAAAAGAATACAAATGTTGTTTGGAATTATTCACTATAAAGCGTTAACAACAGCGGCAATAGGAACAGGCAGATATAAAGAATTAGCCAAAGCATGGGAAAGTGTGTTTAGGTCTGATGCTTGGTTTAAAGAACATGTATTGCCAATGCAAAAAGAAATTATAGAATTAACAAAAAAATACAACATTAAATCTACTTTTTTTGTTGCAAGTTTTGATGATATTAGAGAACAAATACAAAGACTATTGTTGCAAGAAAAACTTAATCCAATACTTAAACTTACACAAAAGATTGGATTTATAAAATTAAGTTCAGAATTTGATAAAAGACTATGGGATAGATTGTTTTATACACTTAAGTGCATGTCTGCAAGAAATATATTATCAGAATTAGAAAAAGGAAAAATTACAAAAGAAGTTGCAGAAAGTTTTTTGGATAAACTTGGGAGTGCTTTTGGTGGAAATTATGAATGGTTATTTATGAGACACAGTGCAAGAGAGGCAATAAGATTTTTATTATTTGCGCCAGATTGGTATTTAACAATGATTAGACATTTAACTGGTTCTGTTGCTGGACATGAATTATTTTCAGAGTTCTTTAGAAGAATATTCTTGTTGCATTATGCTTTATCAAACGAAATATCATGGCAATTAACAGGCAAAACAACGTGGGAAAGATTTAAAGAAAGCAAAAATTGGTTAGATTTATTTAAAGTTCCATTTGTTGCAATAGACCCTGTAACAGGAAAATATAAAAGAAGTTATATTAATTTGCTTGGATTTGAGATAGAAGGTCTGGAATTTTTGGGATTTGTTGCTTTACATGATTTTCTATATGAATATTACACAACCAATAAATCTCTCAAAGAAGCTATAAATGATGCTACTGGCAAATGGGAAAAACATTTATCACACAAAAAAGGTCCTATAATAAACTCTCTTTTTGAAATGTATAAAGCAATGGAAAGAGGAGAAGGACTGGATATAATTGGTGCTTTACCTATGCCAATAGTAGCATCTTCTGTATCATTTATATTTAACAGAAATGTTACATTTACAGAAGCTGGAGAAAAAGTGCCAGTTGAGTTAATAGCCACGTTGTATCAAACTGGTATGAAGTATCAGGCTAGTATGGAACTGTCAAAATATTACAGAATGGAAATGAGAAAAAAAGTTACACCTGAAGAAGCTAAAGTAATACTTGATAAAGCTTATAAAGAAATAAAAGCTGTTACTGATAAAGTTAAAGCAGTTAAAGTTCCTATAAAATTACAATCAGATAATCCAAAGACATGGTTTGATACAATGATGATTTCTGTTATAATGGAAGACTTAAAAAACAATTATAAATCAGACATAGAAAAAATAGTAAATGGAAAATTAAAAAGAAGTGAATTAGAAAAAAAGATTTTACAAGACTTTAATGGCACTGCTATTAGTTATTCACCAAAGTTCAGAAAATATGTTAATTCTGCATTAAATAACATTATAAACAAAGGTTACAGAGAATACAGGAGGAGACATGCGGGCGAAGAATAAAGATAAAGATGTTTTTAAAGAGTTACTAACTAAATTAAACTCACTTGCTTTAAATGTGCTTGATGAAATATACGATGCAAGAATAAAGAAAAAATCTGTAGATTTTGAAGAATTAAAAGCTCCATTATTAGCTATTAAAGAAATAAAAGATTTGGTTAAAATAAATGATAAAATTAAAAACAATGAAACAAGCGATTTGCTTAATTTTGACATTGAAGATTTGAGCAATGTAACAACATTAGAGGAGGTTTTAAATGAAGAAGAAGGTTGAAACATTACCTGAAGTAAAAGCATCACCAGCAAAGATTGGATTTATTAACTTTTTACTGGTAAGTGGATTGTTAGCATGGATAATAACCCTTACTTGCAATTTGTTTGTATTTATAGTAACTCTCTTTTATTCAGAAAAAAGCCTTTTATACTCACTTATTTTTTTTGGAATTAGTATTGTAGGGCAAATACTATTTCTTAATAAAAAATGAAAATTCCAGAGTATGTATATGGTATAACTCAATTATGTAATGTTTCTGATGCAATGGCTGAAGAGCTATGGGGGCAGTTTGTATACCTAAAACTCCACTATTTTGATAAACAGGCATTTAAAGAATTCTTTTATATGTTGCTATGCCTTAAAGGTAATGGTATAATACTAAAGCTATTTGATTTTATCCTTCAGAATGTAAGAATACCACATACTGCACCAGTTGAAAAGTTTAAACATGAATGGGTAATTCACTTTCTTAATATGTCAGAAAATGCAAAATTTATTCTTCTTTATGCTCTAATTAATGTATGCGAAGATTTACCAGTTATCAGGAAATTAGCAAAACTGTTATTTAATAATAGAGAAGTAAAAATTGAAAGGAAAGATAAAGGTGCCATCGGTTTTATCTAACTTTTATAAATGGGCTGAATTTCTTAAAATTGTATCAAAAGAAAAAGGATTAACTTCTTTTTCTCCATCTACTTGGTTTAATAGCCAAAAATATGTTATCAACCAAATCTTTACAGAAATAGAAAAGAATTCAGAAATAAGAGAATTCCTTATTCTTAAAGGCAGACAACTTGGAATAACTACCGTATTACATGCTCTTGATTTATTCTGGGTAATGGGAATTAAAGGTATTAAACTTGGTTTTTTATGCCATAGTTATGAAGCAAGACCAAAACTAAGAGAAATAATTAGAAGCATGTATTTAACTCTTCCGAGAAATATGAAAGTAAATTGCATTATTGATAACAGAGAAATGATGCATTTTGCTAATGGTTCAGAAATACAGTTTATGCATGTATCTTCCCGTGAAAGCTCAAGACAAACAGTTGCACGTTCACAAGCTCTTACATGCTTACATGCAACAGAGGCTGCGTTTTATTCTGTCAATGACCCTAATGATGAGGTATTAAAATCTCTTATGGTTTCATTAAGCAAAATTAATCCAGCAAGATGGTGCATACTTGAAAGCACAGCTAATGGGTTTAATTCTTTTTATGATAGATGGAGAGAAGCTAAAAAAAACCCTTCACAGAAAACAATATTTACAGGCTGGTATATGAGAGATGATTATAGAATTAAAAAAGACAACCCATTGTTTCAAGAATACGGTTATCCTCTAACAAGAGAAGAAAAAAATAAAATTAAATTGGTGAAAGAGTTATATAATTTTGACATTAGCATAGAACAACTTGCATGGTTTAGAAAAGAAGTTGCTACTACGTTTGCAGGAGATTTAAATTATGCTTTACAGGAATTACCATTCTGGGAAGATGAGGCATTCAGGTTATCAGGATACAGATATTTCAGTTCTGAAAAGCTAACTGAATTAATGAAAAAGAAATTATCTGCACATTATTTTAATGTATTTGCCAATGCTAATGGAATATATATAGACAAAGGGACTGAATTTGACCATAACTTAAAAATATTTGAATATCCAAAAGAAAATGAAAATTATTTTATTGGTGCAGACCCAAGTTATGGTTCATCTGCACAAAGCGATAATGCTGTTATATCTATATGGAAAGGATATAGAGATAAAGTAATTCAAGTTGCAGAATATTCTGATAATTCTCTTGGCGTTATAGAATTTGCTAAGCTTATTTTATTCTTTGCATGTTTTTATAAAAATGCATATGTAAACATAGAAGTTCAAGGACCAGGAAGAATGGTAATAAAAGAAATGGATAATTTAAAAAGAAATGCTTATGATATAGGTGAAATTGTATGGAACTTTGATAGCAAAGATATAAACATAGAGCAGATAAAATCCAATATAAGAAATATAAAAGAATATCTATATTACAGAGCTGATAGTTTAAATAGAACCTATGTAAGGCATTGGCAAACAACTGCTGATACAAAAGAAGCTGTTATGGGACAATTCAAAAGTTTATTTGAAATGAATATTCTGGATATAAAAAGTAAAGATTTAGTTGAAGAAATGAGTTTCTTTATTAGAGACGGTTCTTATCTTGGAGCTGAAAGCGGAAAACATGACGATAGAGTTATTGCCTCCGCCATAGCAGTTGAATGCTGGAGAAGATTTGCCTACCATAAACTACCAAAGAGTTCTGATATTCCTGTTAATGTAGAAAAAAACAATCAACTGTTAAAAGCAATAGGGATATATGACGCAATTAAACCCTTTATTGAAAGATAAGCAGGGCAAAACTATTCAATTACATCAGTTATCTTATATAACAGGAATTCCACCATCATTGTTAATTGAAATATTATCAGGCAAAAAAGGCTATGGAATAAAAAAATCTGTTTATCTATCAATGATATGTAAACAACAAGGTTATGATTTTCCACCAGAAACTTTTATGAGTAGTCAGGATTTAAAATTACTGAATTATATATTAGAGGATATATGCAAAATAGAGCTAAAACCATACAACCCACTCCTGTAATTTGTAAAAGGTGTAGTTCTTCTATGTTTCTTGATGGATATGGCTATCTTTTATACTGGCATTGTATAATATGTGGCAATATAGTATTTATTCCAGATGAACAAATAAAGAAAAAGAAAAAAATAAGAAAGTATATAGAAGAAGGCAAATGTTTAACATGTGGTAAAACATATATTAAATACAAATCTGACCAGTATCTCTGTTCTGAGTGTAGTAAAAAAGGAAAAAGATATTATAAAAAAGTTTGTGAATATTGCAATAAAGTTTTTTATGCTAAATTTAAATATGCAAAATATTGTCAAGTTTGTTTACCTAAAATACGCTCAATACAAGCTACAAGGAGGATAAATGGTAAGAATAAAAGTTATTGATAGTCATAATGCAAGTTTTTCATGGATTGCAGAAAAATGTAAAGATGAACCTAAATCTGCAATATTTGTATTCAGCAAAATTGCCAAACATTTAATGTTGTTAAATCTTATTAGATACGGAATTAAAAATATACCTGTTGATTTTCCAGAGAAGTTTTTTGCAAGCCTTATAAAAAAACAATATTGCCAATCTCATGATATTTGTAATCAATTAAAAAAACAACCATATTTGTTTAATGATAAGAAAGGTTTTGAAAGAGATTTAATTATATGGAGATGTGTAAGAACTATACTTACAGAAAAAGCTAATATGAATGATAATATGTATAAAGAAAACCCATTATGGAATTATATAACGCCAGAACAATATGAAACATTCAAAAATGCTTTTACCAAATTAAACATAACAACAGGATTTGATGTTATAAAAGAATGCATAGACAGAAATATAAAAACTACTGTTAAAAATTTATTTATACTTGGATATGAAGATGGATATAAATTATTGTATAAAGCTATTGACAAATGTATTATTCCAGAAAAGATATATTATATAGGAGACCCGTATAAATACTCTACTTTATATTCTAATTGCAATGATATAAGTTCAAATGAAACAATAGAATTAAATGCATCGCTACAAATACCAGCTAATATGTATAATTATTTTACACAAGTTAAAGATTTGCTTAAAGTTCCTTATAATATTAAGCCAAATAATGCATTTGGAAAAGTATCTAACTTTAATAGTTTAGATAGGGCTTTAAACTATTTATATGCAAAACAATTTGATTTGGCTTGTATTGTTTATGAAACTCCAATGTATGCTGATTATATAGAAACATTACTATTTAACAAAAATATACCATTTAAAGGAGTTACAGAAAAATATAAATTTCCTTTTGAATTATATGTTATTTTTAATGTTATGGAAAATGTTTGTAACAACAAAGGTATAATTACTTATAAAGAAATTAAAACTCTAATAGACAGCATAAAAGGAGAAATCACAGATAAATTTGGTGGTAAAAAACAATTATTGAAAATGTATTCATTGCCTACTATTTCAGGGGCTACTTTACATAAAACAACATTTTTTAAGTATTTAATCAAGGTTTGGATAAGCAGTAATTTTAATTTTTGTTTACAAGAAGATTTAGCAAGAAAATGGATAATGTGGAAAGGTAAATTAAATAAGAGATGGTATTCACCAAATATATACTGTGGAATTGTAACCAGTATGAAATATTTAAATCCTGATATCTCTTTGTGTATAGCAAGCCTGCCAGAAGAAAAGAGCAAGCTTGCTTATACAATGTTAACTATTACTAAAAATGAGTTAATCTTTGTTTAGCATTTAGCTACTTTGTTACTTTCTTTTCTTAATTCATTCAAGATTTATGTTATGTTGCTAAATAAAAACAACTCATTCTTCAATCTTGTTGCTTATCCCTAATAACTCATTATTACAATTTGATACTTGACACCTCAACTCATTAAATATCTAAGTTACTTTAAAAGTATAACTCATTAACATTTCTTGTTGCTTATATTGTTTAATTCATTCGGCAAAAATGTTACTTGCATTTTCTAATTCATTCCCTCTCAATGTTGCTAGTTGAAAGTAACTCATTCAGTTTTTATGATGCTTGTAACTATTAACTCATTCTCAAGAATTATTACTTGCTTTCCTTAACTCATTATTTAATTATGATACTTAGCCTTTTTAATTCATTTATAAAAGATGTTGCTCTTTTTGTATAACTCATTGGGTAACAAGTTGCTCAATCCGTATAACTCATTCCTCCAGACTGTTGCTTTTCTCCCTCAACTCATTCTCCTTTCTTGTTTCTTGGTTTCACCAACTCATTTTTATTTCTTGTTGCTTTACATTTCCAACTCGTTTTGCTTTTCCTGTTGCTTAACTTTTTTAATTCATTAAAATGAAGTGTCACTTTTCCCTATCAACTCATTCATAAACATTGACACTTTAAAAATTTAACTAATTTGTTCTTTTCTGCTGTTGCTAACATAGACTAACTCTTTTTTATCGCCTGTTTCTTTTAACTCCTAACCCATTCACTTGTTATGTTGCTTTTTGTTTGTAATTCATTCATTTCCTTTTGTTGCTTTTTGAGTTTAACTCATTTGTCTTTTCCGTTGCTCAGCATGCTTAATTTATTTGAGTGGGTTGTTGCTCCAGAGGTTTAACTCATTTAAAATCCTTGTTACTCAAAATTTTTAACTCATTTGGTTCTCATGTTGCTCTAATAAACTAACTCATTAACTCACATTGTTGCATGATACAAATATCCCATTTCAATTATCTGTTGCTTATTGTTCATAGCTCGTTTTTTTTCATGTTACTTTAGTAGACTAACTCATTCATTGTATTTGTTGCTTGTAAATCGTAACTATGCTACTTTTTTACTTTTCTTACTTCTTAATGCTTCTTCTATTTTTAATACATCCTTCCAATCTATAAAATCATCATGTTTAAGATATTCAAAAGCATACGGCATTCTATATCCCATGCCAAGCAACTCTCTCCATGCTTGATACATATGTGCAAGAAAGATTTTAAACGCTTTTCTTCTTGCTGACAGAGTTGCTCTTCTTGTTGCTACTTTTGTTTCTTTACCATTCTTTTTCATAATCTTGTAGTATTTATCTTTTGCATCAGGTCTATTCATTAATTTTTCTCTTTCTTCTTTAAAAATCTTACCATAAAAACTTTTGTTAGAATTTTTAACCCAATAATCTGTAACAATATAAGCTGTTTTCTTTGCTTTTTTATTCCAGAAACAAAAGTAACCTTTTATTCTTTTTGGCGGCATAGGTTCTGCTTTTACAATTTTACCACCACAACGCTCCATTGTTACTCTTTTAATCACTGTTAAATCGCCATCTATATCTTCCGATAAGTCCTCTTCTTCATGTGCTTTTTTTGACATTATACAAGTAGCTCCCGTTTTAAATGGGTCAGATGGCAATAATATTTTATGCCCATACTCACATTCACAAGCCCAATAAATTGGGACTAAGCCAAAGTATGCATACCAATCAGAAAGCTCTCTTTCAATGTCAAGCCCTAATGATAGCAGTCTTAAGGAAGTTCTAATATTGATGCCGTTTACTTTTAATAAAAATTCATTATAAATAATATCTCCTTCCAATACTTCTTCTGCTTGCTTTTCAATAATTTTTTCAAATTCTTTAATTCTTTTAACATGCTCCATTGCAATTTGTCTTTCTTTGTGGTTTTCGTCATAGTTTTGGATTATTGCTCTTAATCTGTTTTCTGCGGCTATTCTCATTTTTTGAATAGCCTCAAATGTGTCATAAATTCCTCTTAATGCTATTGATTGCATAGCTTACCTCCTTTTTTATTTGTTTAAATGCTCATAAACACTATCATTAAATGAGCAATCATTATGTTTTTTAATCTTGTTTGATACCTTTCTAACAAATTGAATATCAAGAATGTTGAACCTGTCTATAAGTCCATGTTTGCACCATACTTCGTTTTTATGAATCCTAAGATTGCTACAATATAAACAACTATCTTTGTCTGCTTTTTGAAACAATTTATTTAAAACATCGTTTGCTGTTACCATTTTACCCTCCCCAATAAGTCTTCAAAGTCTTTTAGTTTTAATATTACATAATCGTTTTTATGATGTTGACCTGTTATATGCACTATTACTGCAGGTATTTTCCCTTCTTCACAATTCTTTATGGCTTGCAAAAACCATTTTTCACCAACAAATCTCATCCGTGATTTGATTTCAAATGAAAACAAAGGATGTTCCACATCTGATTTGCCTAATATTCCTATTCTTTTCCCTCCTACCCTTTTAGCTATGGCTCTTTCTATTCTCTTGCCTCTTTGTCTGTTTTTATTTGCATTCATCTTTACCCTCTTTTAGCTTAATTTCTTTTAACAATAATTGTTTTATTTGTTCTGCCTCCTCTTTAGAAAGCCAAAACCCCCACGGAGTATCTATGTGTGCCCATAATTCAGATAATTCAGGAAATGTTTCTTCAACTACTTCTGTAAACCTAATCTTTTCCTCAATGCTCCTAATTTCCGATGGCTTAATAATATGAGTTTCTGAATAAAAACATATTGTATCTATTCCTGCTTCTTGCCACCCGATTGAATAATTCATATCTTTAATTATAGGTTTACATACTTCAACAATCTTTTGAGCAATTTGATTTGCTATTTTTTCTGTATATTTGCATAACCTAATATATTCATCAGCTAATTCTTTAATGTTTTTCATTTAAGCCTCCTTTTTTTATGGTATATTTTATATATCCACAACACAATTCACTTCTGAATTGATAATTCAATATCTGTGCATCCTTCTGTTTCAATATTTGCTCGTAGTTTTTATATGCTTCTAACTTATCTTTTACCGCAAAATAATGCCATGCGTAACCAAGTATTACTCCTATTGCTATACCTACTAATAACCAATTAAATAGTTTCTTCATTCTTTATCGCCTCCTTTTTTGTCTTCTTTTTCTACAAGTAAATCATATCCAATAACTGCTGCAACAAGAAAAAGATACAAAAGTCCAAACACATCTGTTATTGTTGACAAACCAAAAAGAGGTGAAAGAACAATAGCAAGCGATGTCCATACTAAGATTATCCATTTTAAAATTTTCATCTTTAATCCTCCCCTATTTTCTTTGTAGTAAATACATATTTAATTTCTTTATCCATTGCTTGCGTAAGAATATCATATTTTTTGGCAAGTTGTTTAGCTTTAACCGTGTCAATCTTAACAGCATCAAGATATGGAACATCATTATCCTGACATAGCATGATGAACTCTGGCACATCAACTTTAGTGTAAGCTCTCTCAAAGAAACCTATTTCTTTATCACCAACTCTGATTTTCTGGTTTGTTAATTCTATATGCTTTCTCAATATTTCCTCATATAAATCAACTTGCGCTTTTAAGTAAAGATATTTTTCAGCAATAGCTTGCATATCATTATTATCTATTTCTTTTAACCCATAATCACAGCTACGCTTGTATTCACAATAAGCGCATTCAGAAGTCTTAACAGTCATTCTTGGTATTCTTCTTTTAGCTTTTTCTATTTCTTCTAATATTAAATCAACTGGCGGTGGTTCTTCTATGTCTATTAATGTAACTGGCATAAACTGATTATATGGGACTATTATTCCTATTTTGTTTTGTGCAACAGGTCTTTCTTGGTTAGCCAGTGCAAGATATGTTAACAGTTGTAATCTATCTTTCTCATTGATATTTGAGTTGTAGCGACACTTAATATCAAGTATTACTCTGCTAACTTCTGTTTCCAACACTACATCAGCATATGCAACAAATTCAATATCTTGTTCCTTAAAGTAGTGTCTGTATGCTTTTTCAACTGCAATGATATTAGACATATATGGATTAAGTATTGGATAATCAACTTGCCTTTTAATAAAATTTGTCTGTATTTCTTCGTGGATTTTCTTTGCTTCCTCATATTCTGGAACCGTTGTATCTGGTGGCAGTTTCTGAATATATTTTTTTTCATACAATATCCTGCAACCTTTTGTTGCTTCTATCTTACTAAAGCTCCAATTTTCCATTTTATTCCTCCTTAAAAAATTTTTTAATTTCTTCGATAATTTTTAACTGGGCATTAATAATAGGTATCATTTCATTGTATGTCTTAGCCGCAATTGATACATCATTTTCAGCTGTATTTGCCCACTCCTCCAAATTTAAAGCATCTTGTCTTATTGTGCTTTCCAACTCTTCAATTTTCTTGTAAATTCTTGACAATTTGTTTTCATTATTATTTGTTTTTTTATCTTTTTTAAACTCCTCTTCTATTACTGCTAAAAAAGCATAAATTTGGTCAATTATATATTGTTTTTCTTTTTTGTTCATTTTCTTTTCTCCTTAATCTATTCCACTAATTTTTAATTTTTCAGATTAATACCCAATGGGTTAACTTTTTCAAGATTTCCTGTCTGTTTATAAACTTCGGCTTCTTTCTGCATTTCAAGTTCAATTTCAGCAATTCTAATGTTAACTAACTTTAAAATTTCTTCAAGATTTATTGTTTCAGCGAGTTCTTTTATTTTTCTCAAAAGCTCTAACTCTGTTAAAGTCCACATTATTTACCTCCTTTAAAATGGTTCTCCTTTTAGCTTGGTTATTATTTTGCTTGCCTCTTCTTTGGTTAAATCGTTTACTTTTTCGACTTCTCTACCTGCTATACCGCTAATAATCTTCATAGCATCTTCATAAGACCATTCTCTTTTTTTAATTATTCCCAAAATATATCCTTTTTGAGCATCTGAAATGAGTTCAGAGGTGGAATTTGCCTTTTTCGTTTTGCTGGAAGCTTCAGGTTGAGTTTTTGTCTCTGACCTATATTCAGATATAGGTTCCCTTCTTTCGTGCAATTCTGGTGGATTCTGAGAAATATTTTCAACTTCTATAATCTCTTCGGCTGGAGTAGGTTTGTATCCTGCAAGAACTACAACCCAAGCGAGGACATTTCTTAAAGCTTTTGCGCAAGCTCTTGTTTGAGCCATAGATTTTAGCATAAACATTGGTTTATCTTTCCAGTTTGGTTCATCATTTAAACACATAGCTTCTGCTCCAGAAATTTCCATGCCGTCTTTTGTCCTTACAACAACAGCTTTTGCAGAAAATCCCTCTGCTTTTCCAATTTGGATATATTGAGTTTCCGTTACCTTAGGAACAAGCCCATAAAATCTACCCACAGTTTGCCAGTCTTCAAACTCAAGATATTGTTCTCCTCTGATAATTACAGGTTTTGGTTTTGATTTAATAACTTCTGTAAGAGCCTGAGCCGCCTTTTGTGCTTCGCTAAGAACGATTTCTGGTGGAGTTACTACATCTACTAAAATTTCTTTTTTTTCTACTAATTCATTCATCTTTCTTCCTCCTCTTTTATTTTTTTAGCTTTAATGTTGCATTCATCTGCAACAACTGATTTATATTCTTTTAATTTTTTAATAACAGCTTCCGCATTCCGATTGTGTTTTAATAAACGAATTGCCAAAAATATTCCATGTCCTAATCCAATTAGTTGTTGATGGTTGTGTTTTCTAATCCATTGCTCCCATGACCAATCTTTGTTATTAATTTTTTCTGTCATTTT